ACTCTTCGAGTTTTTGTTTATTTTGAGGCTGAAAAGCAATGTTTCCGTCATGACAGACGTATTCAGCTAACGCATAACGCAGATATTCAATATAAAATTGATCTAACGTTACTTCTAAATCTTGATTTAATACCACAGTATCAAGTGAGAACTTGCCCCACAGCGTGCAAGGATAGTTTTGGTCAGGTAAAAAATACATGAAGAGGTTTGCACCGCCTTTGCATCTTTCAATATGACCCCAAAACATTAATGAAGAGATATTATTAACGCGTGGCGTACCCTGATATTGTTTTCGTTGCAATAAATCAATTGTGAACCGCACACTCTGGTAGTTATAAGTAAGCGTTTCACCGTAAATTAGATGAGGAATGAAATAACTTTCCTGATTAGGAACGGAATTGAATTGATATTCTGTAAAGTAAGGAATAAGACGTTCATTAACAGACTTTACCGTTAGGACCGCATTCAATAAGCGAAGCCCAGTATTAAGCTGGGCGCCACTAATGACTTGTAGACCTCTCGCTAATCGTCCAGAGAGGTAATACGCATCTGTAATCAATTGAACTACAGTATAGGCCATATGACCTCTCCCTTATTGGCTTACAATAAGTAATCAGTGAAACCATTTACATACAATGACAAAGAACTCGTTGCAGCAGATATGATGTAATCTACTTTCGGAGCACCTGTAATCAATGTAGCCGGTACGAGATAGTCTTGAATGACATGTACTGATGCAACTTGCGCATTGTAAATGAAGCGACTACTTGCAATCGTGCCACCGGATGTACAAACGGTTGCTTTCTTGCCAGCCGTATCAGATACAAAATCACCGCCTAAATCTACTGGAATACCAGCAACAGCAGGAACGACAGCCGATAAATCGACAGGCGCTTGTGTTGCAGAAGTACCAGCATTTAATACTAGAACAGGAACATCATAGGTATATTTAACCGTGCTACCTAAGCCTGAAATAGTCAGAGGGGTGAAATGAACAGTCGCATCTGTCACAGCCCAGCCAACTCGAACAAACGAATTATAACCACTGGGAAATTTACCATTCGGTAATTGCGGCGCTGTAGCGCTTAACGAAAGCAGAAAACCAGCAGGGTTATAGCCTGCTTCATCTGCAATAGCATGCACTGCATAGACTTTACTGGCTTGTAAAACGCCTGTATCAATACCATTGAATCCAACAATTGCTGTATCTAAAACAGTAGCAGTCGCTGCACCAAAATAATCACCAATATTAATATCTAAATCATCTGCCATTGAGCGTGTCAAAAGAGATGAAATAGAAAGTGTAGTGTTGCTTGCAACAGTAATCTTACCGCCTTGCTTATACTGAATCGGTAAATTGTAAATCGGTTGTAATGCAGTCATGAAAATGCTCCTTTCAATTCATTAAGAAATGTTCACTGGGAATGCAATGCGCACACCATATTCAGGCTGAACGACAGAACCCCAAATCGCATCGTTAATCAGACCACGTTGGTTTTTACCGAAGATAGAACCGTAGTAAAGTCGCAATGACGCACCTGTTGACATATTGGTTTTTGTAGATGTGTTGTAGGGGTCTTCATTGGGCAATTGTGGCATTGCTAAGAAGCCGCCTTTACCATTCACAATCAAACCGCAACGATGATCAGGTAGGAAAGTAATTTCCATTCCTGCTTGAATGTTTTGGTTTAAGTTTTGATTCGGCCCAATAGTACTTTGTAAAGCGGGGAACACATCAAATGTAATCGTTCCACCACCATTTGCTTGGTAGTCATCTGTCAAACGGAATTGAACAGGAACTTGACAAGGTTTATGACCGGTATAAGTCAAATAACGCATATCGCGGAAACCTGAGACTCCATCTACAAACTGGCCTAAATCACCTGATAAAAGTGTACCGTTTGCACCAGCACCAGAACATGTAATCTGGGTGATGTTCGCGCCTGTTGGATCATTGGTGCTAACTACAGTTAAAGTAAGTTGTTCATTACCAACAGTGCCTGAATAATGAATTGGCAATAAGTTAGAACGATAGTAGCGTGCGTTAGAACCTTTATAAGTACCTAAATCCCAAGAATTTGCGAATTCTTCGTTACGAGCGGGTACAAATTGATTTAAGCCAGTCCCAACGATTGCAGGAATTGCCATGTTAGGAAGATAAACATCCGGTGAGCCATTCGGCATGCCATATTCTGCGTTCAGTGCTAGCATTTGTGCTAATTGCTGGAATGAATTGATTTGGGTAATACCATTACCATAGAAACGGTTAGGACCCGATTCTGTGTGCAGTTCGCCTGTTGGTACAGATTCGCCGTCATCATTTACTGTCATGACTGGAACGGAAGAATCCGCATTACGTGCAACATTTGATTCAATTTCAGCAGACAATTCTTCAACACGAGCTTTACCAAATTGCTCCATGTAATCTTTAACCTGAAAGATGAATTGTTGAGCGGTAAACTGCATAGCAGAGTTACCCGCTTGATCGCAAGTCAACGTACCGAATATTTGTTGTGCTGATTGGAATGATGCTACCAAGCCGTTTTTAACAATAGCGCGATAAGGTCTGGTGTATTGTACCGTTTGACCTAATTGACCAGGTTCATTCTGAAAGTTTCTAAACTTTTTGTTAAATGTAGAAATGAAGCAATTCAAGTTCTCTAAATAAGCGAGACCTGAATCATTATAAGTAATAACCTGTTTTAAAATATTTGCTGGGTTCATGAAATGCAATCCTCATCGAGTTTTTAATTCGGATGAGGATAAAACCCATGTTGCTTTTAAGACTTATCCCTTTAACCAGGATTGTCTTTTAAGAGCTTCAATCGAGTCGCCTGCATCCGCCGAAGTAACTGAGGGTGAAGGCTGAGATAATGGATCATTGGGATAATCGCGGCTTAAAGCTTCTTTATTCGCTTTAATAGAAGATTCTATCTTTTTGATAGCACTTCTAACGCGACCAGGAGCAGTGTGTGATAAGACCATGAGATTAGCATAAGCGCCTTCATTATCTAATAGATGCTCGGTAATCGCAGCAGCCTCACCTGTTTCATTGATATATGGTATCAACTGAAACATCTCACCAATTTCCTGTTCACGCGCTTTCAGCAATTGTGGGTTTTGAGATTGCAATTTACCAACATAATCCGCAGTCAAATCATTCACACGTTTTTCGTATGCTTCTTTTTCTGTGGTTTGCCGGAGATTTGTCAGTTCATCCTTCACACCTTGGCGAACAAGTTCGCTAATTTTTGAAGGGTCAAACTGCTGCATTCCCCCTAAACCTACGCCTTGTTTTTGTTGTTGCTCGAATTCAGCACGAGTTTTAGAAGCAGCTCTTTCAGAGGCTTCTCTTGTTCTCGTGTGAACCAACTCTTGAACTCTGTCCTTATGCACATAATCAGAAGGATTAAAACCTTGAACAGATTGTTCAGATTTAGTTGCAACATCATTTGAAACAGGCGATTGCTGTTCGCTTTCGCTTCCAACATTTTCATTCTCTAGCATGTATTCCCTCTACGACTATTGACCCGAGTCACGGTAATAAAGTTCCTCAATGTACGATTGAGTTTTCGCCTATTTAAACGCCATAGGTGGCTAAATTTAGTATAAAAAAAATAGTGCCGTTGATTCAATAACCAATTAACTTAATTATGCAATCTCTTCGATCTTCGTTAATCCCAATACGTTATAAGTATCATAATCAACTAAAAAAGAATCATAAGCCGCCTGTGCATCAGCGGCGCTCACTACAATTAAAATAGGGTAATTTGTATAAGGATTCGCAGGCACCTTTAAAGTACATTGAAAGCCATAAATATTCATTTTAAAACCCTTATGCTACTGATTTAGTGAAATGCAAGTTCAATCCATAGAAGCTATAAACTGAAGTTGCGGCAGCATTTACAGTAAGTTCAACATTGTATTTTGCTGCTGCTGTATTCAAATATCCTGGGGTTGTAACTGGTAAATTTGTTACATAGGGATTAGCTTGTGTTGCCGTAGAAAGAGAGCCCGTCAAAGGAACGCTAGTTACTGCAACTGCCACATTATTTGCATAGGCTGTTGAGTTTAATGCGATGGTATGCGCATCTAATGCGAGAGTTGCAATAGTATAAACTACATCCATGCTAGCGAGTTCAAAGCCCAACCCTGTTGCTGCGCGAAGTGATGGAGTAATATCAATGCCAATAACTGAGGTATCATCTGCTGGTGTATGTACTAATGAGTAATTCCCTGCTGCTACGCGCGTTCTTGTCCACGTACCTACCGAATTAATCAAAATATTAGTTAAAGGAACAAATTCTTGATAATCCGTAGCGGTGGAGCTTGAAATCAATACCGAACTTGCGACAACACCAGAATCTTTTACTTCGCCAGTAGTATTATCAAATACTGGTAAATTTCCTGAAATACTAGCACCTGAAATGGTTACGAGTGTATCTGCTGGAATATCAGAATCTTCGATATCACC